GATAGTGCCAACATCACTGCTACTGCTGCTGCACAGACAGGTGTGAACCGTGTTGAGTTTACATTCACTGCTGCTGCAACTGGTAAAGCACATGCTATCCAAGCACAAACAATCTCTGGAACCATTGTTGATTCCACAGGTGGCGCTACATCAGACAAAGCATTCGTTGCTGGTGACGTTGTAGGTGCTGGTGGATCTGGTTCTACTAAGACATTTACTGCAAGTTAATAAATGAAATTTGACGAACTGAATGAATCTAATTACATTCTGTTCGCCATAAAGCATTATGAAAACCCTCATTGCGTTACACGCGATGATTTCGATGAAGACATGAAACGCTTCAAGTATCTGAAAAGACTCTTGAAGCGTTATGTGCGAGGACAAGCGTTAAGAACGCACTTGATTATAAATCACCTCATCATTCTTTATAATGTTTTTGGTGAAGCGGCAACACCACTTCTCTTCTTTAAGTTGGAGAGAGAATATTGGTGTATTTTAAAGACTGTACTAGGTTATCTTAATAAATATCCTGTAGGGATGCTTCCAGAATTAGAGGAAGATCCTGATATTCAAGAAGAACTTTCAAAACTATGACCGTAATGACTGCTGGGACTGGTGGATTTAGTGGTAGCGCAGATGCCACTGGACCGAACGCGGGTTACGATCCTGTCATGAAGTTTCGCGGCAAGATTAAAAAGAAGGACGCAAAGAAACTCGTGGCACCAGGCAATAAGTTAGGGGAATCAAGAGAGAACCCTACAACACCATCAAGGTTGTTTCAATATAAAGTAAACATCCCTGAAGTTGGTGAGACAGTAATTTATGCTAACTCACCTGCTGAACTCCAGCGTAAACTTCGTATGGTGATCATGCCTTCTCACAGAAAAGATATCAGTATAGAAAGAATTTTACCTGGTAGTGCTGGTAAATTTTTCATGGACAAAAGGATGAAGCACATGCGTAATGTACAAGAGCAAGCTGATGCACAAGTAAAGCAACAGCAAGCAAACATGAAGATCAACATGGAAAAGAAAAAGATCATGCTTAAGAAGCAAGAACTTCAAAAGCAATTGCAAGCAAAGACACAACAACTCAAGAAACAAGCACGGGCGGGTGCTGAAATAGACGCTACGCGGTAATGTCTGACATAAACACAGCAATATTAGAAAGGTTAGAACGGGTAGTTGACTCTCTACAGGAAAACTCTGTAAAGATGGGTCAACTTCTTGCTGTGCATAATGAGAAGTTGGATAAACAAGACAAGGTTGATGAGGTCTTGTTTGAAAAAATTGATAGAATACATAATGACATCAACCGAGAGACTGATGCAATCAAGAAAGGATGTGAAAGAGACATCCGTAAGATTGATGAAAGACTCAGAGTAATGGAGAAGAAGATGTGGACCATATTTGGCGGTCTCACTGTAATATCTTTCTTATTATCAGCACCAGGTCAGCATATCCTGAGGCAGTTGACAACTTCACAAAATACTAGTATGATGGATTCCAGTGGGATCCATAGAATTGTCTAATTTTGTTGATGTACATTATGTGAATCTTCTTTCTGGTCGTCTAGATAAGTTTGCCAGAAAGAAAGAGGATCTCTATAACTTCCGATGCCCTTACTGTGGTGACTCACAGAAGCATAAGAACAAGGCGCGTGGGTACTTTTTTCGTGTCAAAACGGACATGGTATACAAGTGCCACAATTGTGGTGTCGGTAGAACGCTTCCAAATTTCTTGAAGGACAATGCTCCTGACCTTTATGATGAATACATCATGGAGAGATATAAGAATGGAAGCACAGGCAAAGGATCGTTTGTTCCTAAACCTAAACTCAATGATTTTCTTAAACCGAAGTTCAAGAAAAAAGGTGAACTAGTATCTATTTCAGAGCTAAATACTGAGCACCCCGCAGTCGGATATATCCTCGGTCGTCAGATCCCCAAAGTAAACTACAAGGATCTGTACTACGTCGATGATTTCTGTACATGGGTTAACACTCAGAAACCTACGTTCGATAATGTTAAAAAGGATCACCCTAGAATTATCATTCCTTTCATTGACACAGATGGAACTTGGTTTGGATTCCAAGGGAGGTCCCTAGTACCAAATGATAAGTTGAGATACATCACTATCATGTTGGATGAGAATAGATCGAAAGTATTCGGACTGGACAGGGTAAATTTTAACAAGACTGTATACATCACGGAAGGACCTTTCGATAGTCTATACATAGATAACGCGATTGCCATGGCAGGTGCCGACATAGATTGGAACTTGCTTGAAGGAAAAGATGTTGTCTTTGTATTTGATAATGAAAAAAGAAACGCTGAGATTGTCAATCGTATGAAAAAGGCGATTGATAAAGGATACGAGGTCGTAATATGGCCACATAATCTACAAGAGAAAGACATAAATGATATGTTCCTCTCTGGACATGACGTTCAATCTCTGGTAGAATTTAACACCTATGACGGTTTAGAAGCACACGTTAAACTAACTGAATGGAAAAAGGTATGACACCCAAAGAAATCTTTGTTATTAAAAGGGATGGTGTAAAAACACCCCTTGACTTGGATAAGATTCATAGAATGGTAGAACTCGCTTGCAACGGTCTTGCAGGCGTCTCTGAGAGTCAGGTAGAAATGAATGCCAATCTTCAATTGTTTGATGGCATCAAGACCTCTGACATCCAAGAAATTCTTATTAGGTCTGCAAATGACCTTATCGATCTAGATGCTCCAAACTATCAGTTTGTTGCTGCTAGACTGCTTCTATTCAGTTTGAGAAAAGCAGTTTATAATGGACATCCAGATGGACACCCTCCTCTGAAAGATCATGTAGAGAAGTGCATCGCTCAAGGTGTATATGATGGAGGCATCTTGTCTCGCTACACAGATGAGGAGTGGGAAAAACTTAATAGTTACATCGATCACGATCGTGACTACCTGTTTACATACGCTGGCATTCGTCAGGTAACAGATAAATATCTCGTACAAGATCGTTCAACTGGAGAGATTTTCGAGACGCCACAGTTTATGTACATGATGGTGGCGGCGACTCTCTTCCAAGATGACGACAAATATTATAGGTTGGAATACGTCAAAAAGTATTATGACGCAATCTCAAAACACCGACTCAACATCCCGACGCCGATCATGGCAGGGGTCAGGACACCGCTACGTCAATTTGCATCTTGTGTTCTCGTTGATGTTGATGACACCCTCGATAGTATCTTTAGCAGTGATATGGCTATTGGTCACTACGTCGCACAAAGGGCTGGTATCGGCATTAACGCTGGCAGAATCCGTGGGATCAACGCTAAAATCAGAGGCGGAGAGGTACAACACACAGGTGTTGTCCCCTTCCTCAAAAAGTTTGAAAGCACTGTACGATGCTGCACACAAAACGGCATCCGAGGTGGTTCTGCTACAGTTCACTTTCCTATCTGGCACCAAGAGATAGAAGATATCCTTGTGTTAAAAAACAATAAGGGAACTGAAGATAATCGAGTTCGCAAACTAGATTATAGTATCCAGATTAGTAAACTCTTTTATGAACGATTCATTGAATCAAAAGACATCTCACTCTTCTCACCTCACGATGTACCAGGTCTTTATGATGCTTTCGGGACTCCTGAGTTTGACGATTTATATGTGGCTGCTGAATCAGATGAGTCTATTAAACGCAAAACTATCCCTGCTCAAGAACTCTTTCTGGATCTCCTGAAGGAGAGAGCAGAGACTGGTCGTATTTACATTATGAATATCGACCACTGCAACACACATTCTTCATTCAAAGACAAAGTTAATATGAGTAATCTCTGTCAAGAGATCACTCTACCTACAGATCCTATTCAACATATTGATGGGTCAGGTGAAATTGCTTTGTGTATTCTTTCTGCTATCAACGTTGGTAAACTGAAGAATCTGGATGAACTTGATGAACTCTGTGAACTAGCAGTGCGTGGTCTAGATGCATTGATTGATTATCAACAGTATCCTGTTAAGGCAGCAGAAGTTAGCACTACTAATCGTAGATCACTTGGTATTGGTTACATTGGTTTGGCACATTACCTTGCAAAGAATGGTGCTAAGTATGACTCACAGAAAGCATTTGATCTGGTTCATAAACTCACTGAGAGGTTCCAGTATGCTCTTCTGACAGCATCAAATCGTATGGCGATGGAGAAGGGTCCTTGCGGTTATTTTGGTAAAACAAAATACGCTGATGGAATTCTTCCTATCGATACATATAAGAGTGAAGTGGACGAAGTAGTATCAAATGAGCTTCAATGTGATTGGGAGTATCTCAGGGGACGCATTGTGGAATACGGGTTGCGACACAGCACTCTGTCCGCACAAATGCCTTCGGAGAGCAGTTCCGTTGTGTCAAATGCTACCAATGGAATCGAACCTCCTCGTGCATACTTGTCCGTTAAGAAGAGTAAGAAAGGACCCCTTAAGCAGATTGTCCCGTCTTATTCAACACTCAAGGGGGCGTACACCCTCCTCTGGGACATGCACAACAACGACGGATACATCAAAGTAACTGCTATTATGCAGAAGTTCTTTGACCAAGCGATCAGTGGTAACTGGTCGTATAATCCAGAGAACTATCCTGACAATGAAGTGCCCGTATCTGAGATGGCAAAGGATCTTCTTACCACATACAAATATGGTTGGAAGACATCTTACTATCAAAATACATATGATGCCAAGAAAGATGGTGATGAAGAACCGCCCAAGGGTTCCAATGTGGATGCATTAATCGACGAATTACTCAACACGGAGGAAGAAGATTGTGACAGTTGTAAAGTCTGAATTAGAAAGGATGACAGTTTTTAACAAGAATAAAGTAAACACAAAGAAACAACCAATGTTTTTCGGTCAACCTCTGGGAGTCCAGAGGTATGACGAGTATAAGTATCCTGTATTTGACAGACTTACTCAACAACAACTTGGATACTTCTGGAGACCAGAGGAAGTATCATTACAAAAGGACAGAAGTGATTACCAAACTTTATCGCCAGAGCAGAAGCACATCTTCACTAGTAACCTTAAATACCAAATCATGCTGGATTCTGTACAAGGGCGGGGTCCTGGCATGGCTTTTATCCCATACTGTTCACTACCTGAACTTGAAGCTTGCATGAATGTATGGGAGTTTATGGAGATGATTCATAGTCGCTCTTATACACACATCATTAAGAACGTATATCCTGATCCTAGTGAAGTGTTTGATACTATTCTCGACGATGAGAATGTTATGGAACGTGCTAGTAGCGTTACAGAATCTTATGATGACTTTATCAATCATGCACATGAGTATGATAATGGTCAGATGTGGGACCTTGCAAGACAAGGACATACCACTGGTCAGTATGATCGTCGTGAGTTGAAACGTAAACTCTATAGGGCAATCTCTAATGTTAATATTCTTGAGGGCATTCGTTTCTACGTTTCGTTTGCGTGCTCGTTTGCTTTTGGCGAGAACAAACTTATGGAAGGCTCAGCTAAGATACTCTCTCTTATCGCTAGAGATGAAAGTCAACATCTGGTTATCACACAAAATATCCTCAAAAACTGGGCAAACGGAGACGATCCAGAAATGGAAGAAATTGCAAAAGAAGAAAAAGGATATGTGACAGAGATGTTCAAGCGCACAGTCAACGAAGAAAAGATGTGGGCAAACTATCTGTTCAAGGAAGGTAGTATGATTGGTCTTAATGATCGTCTGCTGCACAATTATGTTGAGTGGATTGCTAACAAACGCATGAAAGCAATTGGTATCGATCCAATCTATGATATTCCTGCTAGAAATAATCCTCTTCCTTGGACTCAACACTGGTTGACCTCTAGAGGATTACAAAACGCACCACAAGAAACGGAGATTGAAAGTTATGTCGTCGGAGGAATCAAACAAGACATCAAAGCAAACACCTTCGCTGGATTCAGTCTATGATGACTTGCTAGATGCGGGTAATGAAATCGGTCCAGACGTGACAGACATGCTCTGGACTGCCGCAAAGAAGCAAGCATTAAGAGATTCTAGAAATGTATCGGAATGAACTACATTTGTCAGCATTCCATGGTATAAATATAAAGTAGGTAACAATCGTTACCAAATACGTTCATCCTGAACATTTTTTCAGGACGCAAGTAAGTCGCGGAACGGAGCGTTCATCCCATGTTAGGATTTTTCCTGTTATATACCACTATTAATTGTATTGATGCTGCTGATATGATTAGTCGCATGGAAACAACTGACAGTGTGAGTGACGACATTAAGGCAGAACTTATTGAAGTTCTTCAAGAAGCAACACCTGAATGTCAATGGGACGCAAACGACTAAAGGAACGGGCCTAAAAATCCAACTACTTTAGGAGTAAAAAAATGACAACAATCACTTATCGTGGCATCAAGTATGATGCTGAAGGATACAAAGCAAAGGTTCTTGCCGAGCAGGATCAGAATCGTAACCATGAATTAATGTATCGTGGTATCAAGGTCGAGCGTAAATTCGCATCTAAGTCTTGAGCAATGGAAACACTACAAATCGTTGGGAGCGTATCCCTAGGGTGTGTAGTTTTCTTAGGAATGATCTATTGGGAACTTAGTCTTCTGACTCCTTCCCAATGCTCAAGATAAGTCTTGAGTGGAATTACGATTTACCAGAGTATGATCCTATAAAGCACGATCCACCAAAAACTTTTGCATTCTTGACTTATCGTGGAGTACATTATGCCAAGTGGGTTAACTTAAAACCTTTTGGCACACCTCCATGGAGAGTGACATCTTAAGTGTTAAGATGGTAACAAAGCACCCATATGGGTGCTTTTTTGGTACAATAAATATTGATAA